GTATATCCTTCGTAAGGGCGTTGATACAGTTCTGATTGATACTCTTAAGGTTGACTTTAATGACAGAAGAGAAGAGCGAGTAGACCTTGACTTAGTACAGGATTCAAGAGAATTGGATGCTATTGCTAAGAAATATAACATTGTAATGATTTCATCTCTTCAGCTTGCAATGAATAGTAAAGGTATTCTGTTCCTGACAAGTAATCAGATATCAAATGCAAAGCAGATTGTAGAGGTTCTGTCACTTCTTATCATGATGAGGAATGTATACAAAGAGGAACTCGATCCTGACAACAAGAGATTCTATTGCGAACCGTTCCGCAAAGAGAATAAAGATGGTAAATGGGTAGAAGTGCCATATACCGTAGACCCTACTGGTATTTATAGAATGGTATTCTTCTCCAAGACTAGATTTGGTAGTAACTCAGAGGATGATGGTGTTGCCATGCTGTATAGATATTATGGTGACCAGTGTAGATTTGTAGAGGTAGCGTTCTGTAGACCGAAGCATGACCAGATAATGTAGGTGAGGGCGGTGCTTGAAGATATCAAGAAAAAGTTATTAGATAATCCAGACAATATTGTTCATTTACTTGAAAAGTATGGATTTGCAAATATTAAACAGCATAAAAACTACATTAGCTGTGGGCGTGATGAAAGTGGTTCTCCGAAGTCTATAGTTATCAAGACGGATAACAATCAGTATCTATATGTAACTGATTATCCGAAGAACATAAATAAAGATATCATCTCCTACATTATCCAAGAGAAGGGTGATGACTTCAAAGGTGTTCTTGGTAATATAAAGTCTGTTCTTGGTATCTCTAACTTTGAAACCTACTTTCATCGTCCCTCAGTGTTTGGTGGTTTTTATGATAATATAAAGGCTCGTAATACTGAGGTTGCTCTTCATGTATATGACGAGAGTGTACTTGACCAGTATGTGCGATTAGGAAACAGAAAGTTTATTAAGGATAACATCTCACTGAATGCACAGGAGTATTTCGGTATTCGCTTCTGTGTGTCTGAGAATGGGATTGTTATTCCTATCAGAAGTGAAGTAGGTGATTTAATTGCAGTTAAGATGAGATGCAATTATGACGATACAGAACAGAAATATTTTTATCTTTACCCCGGTCAGTCTAGTAAGACACTTTATGGATTTAGTCAGAATTACAGCGAGTTAACAGATAACACCGTGTTAGTATTTGAGTCTGAGAAGTCTGTGATGCAATGTTACTCCTATGGGGTTAGGAATGCAGTTGCTCTTGGGTCAGGCAGTCTTTCTCAGAAACAGGCTCAGATGATAATCAGTCTTAATCCAAGCAAGGTTATCTTACTGCATGACCAAGGGTATGACTTTAATGCTATTAAGCGCAATATAGAACAATTGACAAATTATTCACGATTTAGTTCTTTTAAGGTTGGCTATTGGGATTGGAAGAAGGGGAAGTATCCTGAGAAAGTAAGTCCGTCTGATTTAGGCAAGAAGGAATTGAATCGTATATTGGAGAATGAAATTAATGAAGTTTAAGGCACAAATAGATGGAAGAGGAATGTATCCTCAACAATTAGTAGATGAGATTTTAGAACTGCGTGGGGTTAAGGATAAGGAAAAGTTTCTTAACCCTAGTGCAGATGATTTATTACCATTAGATTCTTTACCAAATGTTGAAGAAGCATATGAGAAGGTAATGAAAGCAGTAACGAACTTAAATAGAATAGCTGTTTATTATGATATTGATACTGATGGTTGTTGTAGTGGAACTATTATGATGAGGTATCTGAGAGACTTAGGAGCAGATGCTTATCCAGTTATTAACAATGGCAAGGCTCACGGTCTTATAGGACAGTCTCTAGAGCCTCTAAACGAGGCTGATTTGGTAATCATAGTGGATTCCCTAGATAAGGACGAAAGCCAGTATATGACCCTTTATCATGCGAATAAAGACATTGTAATCCTAGATCACCATATGGTAAATCCAAATATCCATTATGAGAGATATGTTACATTAGTTACATCACAAACTAGTTATAAGAATAAATACTTATCTGGTGCGGGAGTTGTATGGAAGTTTTGTAAGTATATAGATGATCAGAATGGACTTGATTATGCAGATAAGTATGTTGACCTTGCAGGAATTGGTATTGTTGCTGATGTCATGTCAATGAAAGAACCTGAGAATAGATATATTGTTTCTCAGTGCCTACAGAACCTAACTAATCTTGCTTGCCGAAAGATAGTTGGCTCGTATGAGTTTAACACAAGAGGAATTGGTTTCTCTATTGCACCTCTGATTAATGCCGCACAGCGGATGAAACACAATGAGAAAGCAGTTGAATTACTTCTGTCGGATGATCCGAAGGAAGTCTCAGGTATTATTCGCAATCTCAAGCTTGACAAACTAGCACAAAATAATTATATTAATGAAATAGAGAAAGAAATTCAACCACAACTAGAGGAACAGAAGGATAATAATGTTATCTTTGTTTTTACAAATAAACAGCCGGGGTTATCTGGTATATTAGCAACTAGCTTAGTTGGTAAGTATAATCGTCCAGTCTTTGTTCTTCGAAAACAGGAAGATGAGAATGGTGATTGGTATTACAGAGGTTCTCTGAGAAGCCCTAATGGATTAAATCTTACTAAGCTAGTAAACGAAACCAAACTAGCTGAAGCTATGGGTCATGAAAAGGCGGCGGGGGTTATAGTTTACTCGCATGACTATCATGATTTTTATAATGCTATTTGCAAAGCTGTTGGTGATATAAATACAAAGATTGAGGTAGTTGCTGATGTGGAACTTGGGCTTGGAGATATTACCGAAGATATGGTCAACGCAATCCATAAGCTTGATTATATTTCTGGCGGTGATTTTCCTGCTGTTACTGTTCTTGTAAGAGATGTTGACGAGTACGAAGTAGGACAGATGTCTAACTTTAAACATCTTGAGTTGTTCTTGGGCAATGGGCTAGAAGCTATTGAATGGAATACAAATCAAGACTTTGAAGAGATGAATGATAATGCTTTACTTGGTATTCCTATTACTGTAGTTGGTACGGTTGAACAAGGATTCTTACGCCGACATATGGTGCGTAAAATAATTATCAGTGAAATGGAGTAGAAAATGTTTGACAAGACAATTGTTTCCAAAATAATTCCTACACTTAATTTCAAATTTCCTTATGAAACGGATGATTTTTGCAAGAACATGTACTTAGAGAATTACCATAGTCATAAGTATGCTTCTAATGCGATGACTCAGGATAGCCCTACTTCTCTTGAGGACTATGTAGAAAGAATTAAGGAATTTAATGGGAAGTGTCTTTATACAATGGAACATGGTTGGCAAGGACTCTGGCCCAAGGCTTACAATCTTTCCGAACAAAATGATTTAAAATTTATCTACGGAACAGAAGCCTACTGGGTGAAAGACAGACATGAGAGTGATAAGACTAACTGTCATATGGTAATTCATGCCACTTGCGATGAAGGTCGCAAAGACATTAATTATGCTCTCTCTATGGCAAACATTGACGGTTATTATTATAAACCTAGAATAGACCTTGACTTGCTGTTTCAGATTCCTAAGAAGAATGTCATCGTAACTTCAGCGTGTACTAGCGGATGGATTTATGATGATGCAGAGGACATTTGGAAAAGAGTACATGATTACTTTGGAAACAATTTCTTTCTTGAAGTTCAGAATCATAACACAGATAAACAGAAGAAACTGAATGAAAAGATTCTCCGTATGGCTGAACGAGAAGGTATTCAAATTATCTGTGGCTTAGACAGCCATTATATTCACCCAGAAGATAGTGAACTGAGAGACCAGATTCTTGCTTATAAGAACATTCACTATGAAGATGAAGAAGGATGGTATATGGATTATCCTTCAACAGAAGAAGTTGTTAGAAGGTTCATGGAACAGGGTGTTCTTTCAGAGGAAGAAATCACTAGGGCAATAATGAATACTAATATTTTTGCTTCAGATTATGTTGAGAAGATTGTTCTTAATAGAGATTTCAAGATTCCTACAGTATATCCTGATAAGACTTATGAGGAGAAGTGTAAAATCTATAAGGATATTCTCAATGAGGAATATAAAAAAGATCCATACAAGTCAAAAGAAAAGGTCAAAGGTATTCGGTATGAAGCCAGTCAGATTATTGAGTCTGGTGTAGTAGACTACTTCCTTACTTCTCGTGCGATTGTTAAACATGCTGTTGAAGATTGTGGTGGTGTCCTTACTACCACTTCAAGAGGTTCATCTGCTTCTTTTATTACAAATAAAATGATGGGACTTACTACTTTGGATAGATTTCAAGCAGATGTTCCGATGTATCCTGAGAGATTTCTTACAAAGGATAGAGTGCTAGCGCATCAGTTGCCTGATATTGATTTGAATCTTTCAGCACAAGAACCATTTATTAAAGCATCAAGAGATTTACTTGGTGAACATGGATGTTATCCTTTGATTGCTATCTCTGTTCTTAAAGAAAAGTCAGCGTGGCAGTTATATGCCGGTAATAGTGGTATTTCTCCTTCTGTAGCTAATAAGATTTCTAAGTACATTGATGACTATAACATAGCTGTTAAACATGCTAGTGATGATGAAAAAGATAGCATCAGTATTAAGGACTATATTCCTGCTGAGTATTACGATACTTACATGGAATCTAGAAATTATCAGAGTATCCTGTCTGGCTTAAGAGTTCATGCCTGTGCTTGTCTTCTTCTCAATGGTGATATCAGAAGAGAGATTGGATTAGTTTCCGCAGTATCTGAAACTACTAAAAAGCGTACAATCTGTGCGGCTATGGAAGGTACTTATCTTGATGAATTTGGATATGTCAAAGAGGATTTTCTTATTGTTGATAGTGTAGACCTTACACATAAATTCTTTCAGGCTCTTGGTAAGCCAGTTCCTACATTCCAAGAGTTGAGAGAGATGGTTAAAGATGATAAAGTAACTTGGGATATCTATGCCAAGGGTATTACTTGTTGTATCAATCAGTGTGAACAGTCTGGTACTGTCGGTAAAGTTATGAAGTATAAGCCTACTAACATGGCAGAATTGAGTCAGTTTATCGCCGCTATTAGACCGGGATTTGCTTCTCTTCTGAATACATTCCTCAACCGTCAACCATACTCAACTGGAGAAGAAAGAGTAGATGAATTATTATCTGATACTGCTCATTTCCTTATTTATCAGGAAAGCATAATGAAAGTCCTTGGTTTCTTACATTTGCCTATGAGTGAGACATATGGGGTCATCAAGTCCATTAGTAAAAAGAAATTAAAAGGCGAGAAGAAAGAAAAACTTCTTACTGAATTGAAACAGGCATGGATGGAAGAGTTTGGTAATCTTGATAACTTCGAAAAAGTATGGCAAGTAATCTCCGATGCGGCTCGTTATTCTTTTAACGCATCACACAGCTTTTCAATGTGTGGTGATTCTCTTTATCAGGCATGGTTTAAAGCACATCATACTGATTTATTTTACTCGGTGGCTATTAAACACTATCAGAAGA